TACTTTAATTTATGATGAAAAAATGCAAAAAGTTAAATTGAGTGAAATTATTACTACCGATAATTTAAAAACTGCAAATAATAGTTTAAAAACCAGTAATTTAAATTTAACAGAGTCAAAAATGAATGATGATTTGGCTGTTTTAAATTTAAAATTTGAAAATTTAAGCGATGAGATTAAAAACAATGCTAGAGAAAAGCTTAAGGCTTTAAAGCAAGTAGAAAAATATATTGAAGGTGGTTTAAAACAAAAAAGAGCTTTAGAGATATGTGGTATTTCTAAAATAGAAATTTTTAGAATTCGCAAAGCATATAAAGAAAATGGCATTCTAGGTCTTATCGACACTCGCGGACTTCACTGCAAAGATAAAACTAAACTTAGTGCTTGGATGCAAGAATATGCCTTAAGAGAGTATCGCACCTTTGGAGCAGGTGGATTTAATTTCACTGAGCTTTGGTGGCAAATTCACAAAGAGGCGGCACAAAAGGAAAGCTATGATTTCATAGGTTTTGATTTAGGAGAGGTAAAACCGCTTTTTAGTGTAAAAACCTTACAAAATTTCATTAAAAACTACTATAAAGATAAACCATTAGAACATTGTATTATCACTCAAGGCTTAGATCGTGCAAAATCTAAGTTTCTCCCTGCACAAGGAAATCAAAGAGAGCTATATGACATGAAAAACATGTGTTGGCAAATCGATAGTTCCCCAGCTGATATTATAGTAAGAGATGATGAAACACTAGAGCCTTTCCGCCCTCACATCTTAAGTGTCGTTGATGTCTTTAGTGGTATGGGTGTGGCTACTTTAGTAAGTAAATCAAATTCTTTAAGTTTAACGCGTCTTTTATGGAAAGCAATTGATAAATTTGGTAAGCCTGATATGATTAAAGGGGATAATGGAAAAGATTATCTTTCTAAAGATTTTCAAAGCCTACTTGATGGGCTTAATATTACCTATGATGCAGCTATTGCTTATGCAGGAGAGCAAAAAGCTTTAGCTGAAAGATGCTTTGGAACACTTCAACATGCAGGAATTTCTAAAATGCATGGACATATTGGCAATAATCTTGCCAAAAGAGAAATGATAGAGCAAAAAACTCCTAAAAAAGATAGACGTGCTAAAGATGAATACGGCTTTGCTAAAAAAAACTAATCAAAAATTGCTTCACACCTTCAGTGAAGCTTGTGAGCTTTTAGAAGCTGAAGTGATCAAGTGGAACATGAGTAAAGTTCGCCGCAAAAAAGGCGTTAAAACTCCACTTGAACTTTGGAACTCTTGCGATAGAGCTATTATAAAAATATCTTATGAAGAGTTTTTATTTAACGCTGGAAATAAAGAACTTAGGGTCGTGGGTAAAAAAGGCATTAACTTTGAAGGTAGAGTTTATAAAAGTGCTTTAATGCCAAGTGTTGGCACAAAAGTTAAATGTGTACAAAATATCGATAATATTAAAGAGCTTTTCATTTATGATTTAAGCGGAAACTTCCTTTGTCTAGCACTTGATGAAAGTATCGCTAAACTTAGTAAAGAAAGCTATAAAATGCTTAAAAAAGGTTATGAAAGTGAAGTTAAAGCGATTAAAGAAGTGCTTAAAAAAGATGAGATTGCCGCCTTTACTAAACTTAATATTAAACAAGACTTACAAGATTTACAAAGTGCTTTTGAAAACTCTTTGATAGAAGCTAAAGAGGTGCATCAAAAATCCCTTGCAAAAGAAGCCTTAAAAACTCAAAGAGAATTAGAAGAGATTAAAAACAATGCTAATGCGGATGAGCTTATTTTAAACGCTAAAAAAGAAATAAATAACGATGAAAGCGAGTTTGACATGGAAGCTTTTGTCGAAAAGAAATATTTTGCTGGTTAAAAATTGTTTAAAGCTTGATTAATTCAAGTTTTAAAGAGTTTTTATAAAGCTCTAAAACAAAGATGCCCCCACTTCAGTGGGACGGGGGCTTTAGGTGGATGCAAGGAGCAAAGCTCCTGCTCACAAGGTGGAATTTACTTCCGCTGTGAAGTTAAGAGAAAGGATAAAAAATGCAATTAGTAGAACTTACTAAAAAGTTTTTAAGCACCCAAAACATCTCTCAAAACAATCTCTCCGATCGTTTAGGGATTAATAAAAGCTATATGGTGGGCTATATGAAAGAAGGAAGTAGCTATAAATACGCTTCAAAAGTAGAGCCTTTACTTGAAAAATACATTAAAAGCTTTGTGGAAGAAAAAAGCGTGAAAGAGCTTCAAACACCTTTTATTGCCACTAAAGATGCAAAGGCGATTAATGTAACCATTGAAAGTGCCATGAGCAATCGCGAAATGGGAGTAATCATTGGCGAAGCGGGGACTGGAAAAAGCAGAGCCATTAAAGAATATGCCGCTAAAAATGGAACAAGAGTGATGCTTTTTGAAGCAACAACTGAGACAAGCAAAAGAATGCTTTTGGTGGGGCTTGAAAATAAACTCAATGTGTGTTTTAAAGGTTCTTTGGATGATAAGATTAGAGGCATTGCTAGCGAGTTAGCAAGAACTTCAAAGGTTTTAATTATAGATGAGAGTGAGCATTTGCCGTTTCGTGCTTTGGAGTACTTAAGACGCATATATGATTTTTCAAATACTGCTTTAATCTTAGTAGGTACTAGAAAACTTAAAAACAATCTTACAGGCATTGGCAGAAATGATTACAACGAGTACGGACAACTAAGCTCTAGAATTGGTGCAAAATGGGAATTAAAAGGACTTTGTTACCAAAACAAAGAAGGTTTAAAAGATGAAGACTTAAAAACACTTTGTAATCATTTTGATGTGGAGGAGAAAAAGGCTATTGATTTAGTTTTTAACCTCGCTCGTGGCAACTTTAGAAAAAGTGAGAAGCTTTTAAAAAGAGCTTGTGAATTTGCAGATGGAAAAGCGGTTGAGCTTAAACACATAGAAGCTGCCGCATCATTTTTAATGCTGGGCTAAAAATGAGTTTTGAAGAGATAGCTAAAGAACTTAATCTTAGCGTGACACGCGTTCATCAAATCTATACTGAAGCTCTTAGAAAGTTAAAGAGTCCTAAAAATAAAGACAAGTGGATGGCTATCTTTGAAACGATTGACTTAATCAAAAAAGAAAAAGTAAAGAAAGAAAACTTAATACAAGGAGAGAAAAAATGATACCAATGATTAAAGGTGAGAAAGCTGATTATAGTGCTTCGCTTTTTGAGATAAAGGGTGTAAGCATTATTTATAAAGAAAGTGGAGTGTTTGTAGATGTTTTAAAAGGAATTTATCCTGATTATATTGCAAAAAAAATCATTCGTTTTCATTTGGGTAAAAAGCTTAACAAAAGTGCTTAAATTAAAGCACTTTATAGAAACCTCGCCTTAACGGCGTCGCTTCGCTGGTTTTGATTAAGTTTTTTCTTTTTAAGTCTTTTTTGCAAAGACTTAAAAAGGGTAAAACCCTAAAATTATTAGAAAGGAAATTTCATGGCATTAGTTTATGTAGCCTCTCCTTATAAAGCTTTAGTAGTAAGAGAAAGTCAAAGAAAAGCACAAGCTATTAGCATAGCTCAGCAAGAATGCTTAAAAATTATGCGTGAATGTGAAGGTTTTGTGCCTGTTTCACCCATACTACAATTTAGTTATTTGGATGAAAACAAGCACAGAGACAAAGCTTTACAAATGGGATTAGAGCTTTTAAAAGCGTGTGATTATATTTATCTTAGCAAACACAAAGATGCAAAATATTCACAAGGTATGCAAGAAGAATTAGCACTTGCTAAAAAGCTTGGCATTAAAGAGCTAGTTTTGGAGTTGCCCTTACAATAAGGGCTTAAGGATAATCAAGAAAAGAACTAAACACGCAGTGCTTTTAAGATATGGCGTAATTCTTTGGGATTATCAAATTAAAAAATATAAATTAAAGGAGATTTAAATGCAAATAAATAGTTTTGAAGATGTTAATTTAGCACTTAAAAAAGTGGCAGAACTTAGTGTAAAAATAGAAAAGATTAATGGAGAAGTAACTTTAGCTTGCAATGAGATTAAAGAAGCTCGTGCAGGAGAGATTAAGGTTTTAAGTGATGAGCTTGGATACATAGAGCAATGTATCACTACTTTTTGTGAAAATAACAAGCATGAATTTGCCGAAAAAAGATCTAAAGAATTTACCTTTGGCAAGATTGGCTATCGCTTAAGTAAAAGTGTATCTTTACCACGTGTGAAAGAAAAACTAGAAAACTTAATCAAAGCCTTTAAAAGTTACAACCTTAATGAATGCATCATTTACAAAGAAGAGCTTAATAAAGATGCCATTGTAGAGCTTGATGATACTACTTTAGTAAAGCTTGGACTTAAAAGAGTTGTAAAGGATAATTTTAGAATAGAGCCAAAGATTGAAAGTTTAGAAATTCAAAACTAAAAATTTAACAAAGTCCATTGATTTAATGGGCTTGATTAAGTTTTAGCAAGGAAAAAAGATGAATTTGGATTTTTTAAATGAGTTTAAGTTAAAAAATAAAGATTTAAACGAGAAATTAGAGTTTTTAATCCCTGATTTTTTAGTTAAGAAAGCAATAACCATTATTTACGCAAATGGCGGCAGTGGAAAAAGTTATTTAAGTGCTGCTATTTCTAAAACACTTTGCAAAGATACAAAGGTTAAAAGCATCGTTTATGTTGACATGGATAATCCTTTAAATGTTTTAAATGAAAGAGGTTTTGGTGAACTTATTTTAAATGAAAGCAAATTCACTTATATTCACAGATCAAGCTTAAAAACTTCAGCTTATGAGCTTTTAGAAATGATTGAAGGCAAAGGCGTAGCAGGAAGCTATGAAGGGGTTTTATTTGTACTTGATTCTTTGCGTAATTTTGCAGATATTGATAATGATACTAAAATGATGTCTTTAATGTCTTTACTCATGAATTTAAGAGAATGTGGGGCAACCATTATGGCTTTACACCATTCTACAAAAGATGGCAGAGCTTTTAAAGGCTCAAATCATATTAGAAACTCAAGTGATTGCATGTATTTTTTACAAAAAGTGGCTAACTTAGAACAAGGCTTTGAAGTATTGCTTAGTGTGCAAAAAGAAAGAGCAGGAATTAAAGATCAAGCCTTTTTTATCAATATAAAAACTCTAAATATTAAAAACACCGACTTGCAAAACGCTAAAATCAGCGATAAAGAAGAAGCTTTTATAGATAAAGTTTTAAAGCTTTTAAACGAAAAAAGCCTAAGCACAAGTGAGATTTTATCGGCTCTTGATGTCAGTAGGAGTGATAATTTTTCAAGGAGTACTTTAGAGAAATTTAAAGGTGTTTTTTGGGAAAGTGAGCTTGGCGGAGAGAATGGTCGCACTTTTGTTTGGAAAAGTTTAAAAGCTGACAATAAAGACAGCAACGACAAAGAATTAAGCTTATTTGGGGATGAGTTATGAAATTTAATCCTCCAAGCAAAGAAGATTTAATTAAAGCCATTGATGAGTTTAATGCTAAAAACTCTTGCTCTATCCCTTATTTTATAGCAGATAGTTTTATAAATTACTATAAGCAAGACGATGGAAGATGGCTCATGGCTAATAAAAAGCCTTTAAAATGCTGGAAAAGAGCGCTTAATTCAACTTGGCTTCCAAAGTTAGCGAACAAATACAAAAATAAAGATAAGCAAAAAGCTTTAGCTTCTTGGCTAGAAGAGGAGTTTTAATGGATAATGCAAAAGAGGCACTAAAAGAGCTTTTTGGTATTAGTGAAGTTCAAGCAGTGGTTATAGAAAAACTTTATTTTAAAGCCAAAACACCAAAAGATATATTAGGCTTTAAAAAATACTATGATTTAACCATGTTAAAAAAGCAATTTGTTGGTACAAGCTATGAAAAACTTTCTCTTGTGTGCGCCTTTGCAGAGCTTGATTTAAACTTAAGGTACAAAAATATAGAGTCTTTTTTAGAATGGCTTTTCATTTCATTTTCAAATCGTTTTATTTTTCAAACAAAAAAAGGAGATTTCTCATATTCTTTTGTACTTAGATATTATGATGGTAACATTGTTTATGATGAGTTAGGAAAGCCTGTTTTAAAGCATGTTGATTGTGGAGATAATCTTTATTTTATTAATGCTAATAAAGAGCTTTGTGATGAGCAAAGAAAACCACTGAATGTAGGAGAGTTTTATAATAAGCTAGTTGAATATATGTTTAAAAACCAAGATAAAATCATTTTTGATAATAAAATTGAAATAAGTCCTGTTACTAAAACTCAAATTCCTAGCCAAACTAAAATAAATAAAGATTACGAGCAAAACTATTTAGAATACAAAAAAAATCAAGATAAGCTTTATAATGCAAATATTGATAAATTCACTTCAAAACTAGAGCAAATTTTAAAGGCTAAAAAATGAATACTCAAAACACTTTAAAAAAGCACTTAATTAAAATCATTCATACTTTAAGAAAAGATGCTAATTTAAGCGATGATGAAAGCTATCGCTGGGTTTTAAATCAAAGATATGGCAAAGCTTCAAGTAAGGATTTAAGCATAGATGAACTAAGGGACTTTGCTATAACTTTGGGCTATGATGAAAAGTTTTTAAAAAAGCAAAATACCAAAAAAGCAAGGTATTTTAAAAAAGAAAACACTAAAAGCGGAAGGGCTACAAAAAAGCAACTTAATATGATACAAGCCATTTGGAGTAAAAATGCTAAAAATCCTACTCAGTGGGCTTTAAGAGAGTTTATTAATAATATTGTAAAAAAGCGACCTTTGCATCTTTGGTATTTAAGTATAGAAGATGCTAATAAAGTTATCCTAGGGCTTAAAAATTTAGAAAACAACAGCACACATTAAGCCAAACGAAGCTAATGTTGTCTCATCAAAACAAAAGGAGATTAAAATGATTTTAGAAATACATTCTTACGATGCAGAGTTTTTTTAACCTTAGGCATAGAAAAACACTCACAAATTGCCTTTGCCGCAAAAAGAACAAGCCTTGAAATAATGCATAATGGAATCACTCATCAGATTAAAACTGATAAAGATTTTGGGATTTTACTTAATGTGATTTGCGTAATTAGAGAAAGAATTGATGAGAGTTTTGAGGAAGAAGATAAAAGCTTGATTATTGATATAGATGAAATTGTGGCTAAAGTTTGCAAAGAATTAGAGTAATTCTCTAATTCTTTTTTCTTTCTCATCTATAGGGTATTGTTTATCCCAAGCCTCCATAAGTTTTCTTTCTTGGTCGGATAATCTGATATTATAAGTTTTGCTCATATATAAATAGCTTCTTGCAATCCAGCCTTTAGAATAATTTGCAGGATAAAATCTTTTTGCTTTAAAATCAGTATAAACCTTACAATTTCCATATTGAGTATATTTTAAATTAGTAGGAGCCTCAGCATATCTAAAATTGCTTCTATCCCCATTTATCTCTCCTATGGCTGGAACCAAGTTTTGTTTATCGCTTTCCATTTTTGCAAAAGTTGGATCATTTTTACAAGCTTTTCTGCCACCTTCTTTCCAGCAAGGTAAATGCTTTCCAAAGTTTTGGGCGGGCATAATATGCTCCCATTCTATGCGTTTGATTCTTTGGTTAATTTTTCCTTTTTTGGTGTATTCGTTTCTAGGAGCATATAAATCACTTTTAATCACTTCAAAACTAATATATTTTCCTTTTTTATTAACCTTAAAAGGTGCTTGGTAATAAAAATCATACCAGTAAGAGCTCCCTAGATCATTATAAAATTTTACTAATTCTTTTTTGCTTTCTTCAAAACTTTTAGCATTTAATAAGCTTAAAGCAAGTATTAAAACGCTTATTATTTTTTTCATTTATTCTCCTTTTTATTTTTTAAAATTATACCCTACTAAATAAAATTTAGCTTTTTTGCTATAATTTGCAAAAACACTCAAATAGGACTAGCATTGCTTAGCAATAACGAATACTTTGAATATTTTATTGATTTTGTGAAAAATAACGACAAACGAGAAATCTTAAAAGAATTTGGCGGTGCAAATATTTACATACCAAGCTATAAAACCTTACTTAGAGATGAAGAATTAAAACAGGATTTTAAAACACTCATAAAACAGGGAATAAGCACTAAAAATGCAAGTGTGGAATGTGCTAAAAAATATGATTTAAGTTTAAATGCTGTGTATTTAATCACTAAAGAATTGAGAGAAAATTTAGAACCAAGTTTGTTTTAGTTTTAAAAACTGATTTTATTTTTTTAACATTAATTTTAATTAATCAATAATTAATTTATAATTAATAATTGTCTTGTTATACTATTTAAGTTTTAAAATGTAAATATTATATTTTAAAACTTAAATAGTATAAAAGGAGTAATCCATGAATTTATCTTTAGCAGAGAGAGTTGATTATTTAGAACAAATAGTTGTTAATAATTGTCCCATAAGTAAGCTAGCTTTATCAAAACGATGGAATGTGGAGAAGATAGATCTTATATATGATATTTTTGATAAATATTCTGAGATGTATAATAAAAAATGTTGTGATTTCACCTATGCCACTATAGAAAGAGATTTCAATGAAATAGGTATCGGTCGACAAGATCTAAAATCTATAATATTAATCTTTGGTGAAACTGGACGATATGAGAATGTAATCAAACATTATCTTGAAACAAATTATCAAACTTTCGAAAATATATCTTCAGAATTTATAGGCTTATGGCGTAAATATTTCCAATAATAAGTTTGATAGTTTATTGATTAACTCTCAAACTCCACACTAACTATATAAGCTGAGTCATTAAAGCTATGACTCACGCTTTTAATACTAAATTCATAATGATCCATATTAATATCTTTAATCTTAAGTTTTCCACCTGCTCTTATTTCACGCCCAATAAGCTCACATCTTCCATTTAATCCACCTTTTTGAAGCTCATTGAGTTTTGCTTGTGCTTTTTTAAAAGCTTCATTATCATTTTTTGGTTGTGAGATTTGCATTTTATATATATTCTCCCCACTTCCTACTTTTATGCTTTTTATCTTTGCCTCATTTATATCTTGCCATTCTGCTATTACGGCGCTATATTCATTTCTAGCACTTTCTGAAATTTCTAATGAAATACATTCTTTTAAAGCTATTTCAAATAAGGGTAAATTTTCATTCTTGCTTGTGATATTAGCAGCATTATCGCCAATCTTACCATCTTTTGGAGTAATGATTAAAGTATTTTCTTTTACACAGCAAATAAAACCATAATCAAAGCATATACTATATAAGAATTCTAAATTACTTTGATTATTTTGTAAAATACTTACTATATTTTGATCCTCTCCACTTGTTTTGATTTTTAGATTGTTTTCATTTGCGATTTTTCTTGCTATGGTAAAAAGAGTAGTGTTTTCAAAGCTTCTTGTCTTTTTCTCTTTTATATTAACGCTGCCTTTTCCACTAAAATTAATAGCACTTGCTCTAACTTCAGTAGTATTTGAAGTATAGTTTTTACTCACTACATTCACACTAAAGCTTCCACATTTATAAAGCTTTTCAAAGCCAAGCCAAAGCTCTAAACTATCCCCAAAAAGTGGCTTGGAATAAAGCCCAAAAACACTTAAACTTATCTCATCACTTTCAGCTTTTTCTTTATCTTCATAACTAATGCTAATAAGATTTTTAGAAAGTTTTTCTGTGATATCCTCACCTTTGGCAATAAGTTTAAACTTAGGTTTTCTTACCATAAAGCCTTTTCCTTGCTTTCTTTGATTTTAATACTAGGTAAAATCACTTTATCCCCTGTTTTTAAAAGAGGCTCTAATCTTGGATTGGCTAATAAAACTTGATTAAAATACAAAAGTGTCCCATAATGCTTATAGACTATACTATCAAGCCTCTCGTTGTTTTTAGCTATGTAAATCTTACTCATCAAAATCCCTTTCTAAATCCATGCTAAAGCTTTGTGCTACAAAGCCACTTCCATCTACAAATGCACTTCTGTTTTCATTTAAGGATAAAATCACAAATTTACAATAATACTTTCCATTAGCTCCTGTTAAGATAAAAGATCTTTGTTCTTTTGCCATATTCTCAAGCTTATCTAAATAAGTATTTCTATCCCCTTTTAAAGGTAAAGTTTTGCCTTGTATTTTAATCTTTTCGCTTTCTTTAGAACTTGCAAATAAAGCATTATGATTATTAAGCCTATTTTGACTTTGTATGTTATATTCTAAGCTTCTTTCTAAATTATCAAAATTTAAAGCTTTAAACTCAAATTCTCCTAAAGCTAAAACCATTTAAACTCCTTTTTAGTTTCATCAAGCTAAAATTATCTTAATTAGATAAGGTTGATACCTAAAATGTAGTAGTAGGATAGTCCAAATTAATTGGGGTATGTATTGTGAGTGCAAGTCTCACCGCCTTATCTGATCTTAATATATGTCTTATTATCTTTATTGATCACTTCTACTTTTCCTAATGTAACTATTGCATTGGTTTTACCAAACTTCTTTAGCTTATAATCAGGGGTAATTACAATTTTATTGATACGACTAGCATCTTTTTTATCTTCAAAGAAATACAATAAAGAATTATTTGCATTATCCCAATAAACTTCTTTTGCTTCATCTAAAACTTTAACAATTTGCTTGATTTCATCCGCGCTTAAAGCCTGATTATAACTTGCCTTTCTTTTAGGACTTGCGTGTAAAAGATTGTTTTTGCTCAGTGTAAAGTATAAGTCTTCTAAGTCTTTTTTATTAAGTTTTTCTAAAAACTCTTTGGTGCTTTTATCCATTTTACCTACTTGTATGAAATTGATAGGATATTTTTGATTATCTTTAATGATGACTTCATCCACCATATCATCTAAGCTTTTTTGCCAAATATAGAGTTCTTTTTCTCTTTGAAAACTTTGTGCATTCTCTTTTGTCTTGGTTGCTAAGCTTAAAGCTTCTAACTTTATGAAGTTTTTGCTTATTTGGCTTATCTTTTCTTTATAAAGTTTTTCAAGCTTTTCTACGCCTAAGTTTTTATTGTAGTTAAAATTTTTATCCGCCAAATCAGCTGGTGTTTGCTTTGAAAGCTTCCAGCCATAAAGCTTTAATTCACTTTCACTTACACCTTGAATGGAGCATTTGCACCCATAACCACAAGGTGGGCGGTTGTTAATCCAAAAAGGATCATCTCTTCTTAAAATCATCCCATGTAAGGCTAAATGCTCTTTTCTTCGATTGCCATGAAGTAAGCTTATCCAACGCACATATTCTTTATTGCTTTGCAAAATGTTTTCCCACACCGCTTGGGCTTTTGCTATTCTCATATTTGTTTCAAAGACTTTTTTTAGTCTTGAAGTGCCTATTTTGATATTTTTAACTTCTCCTGTTTTAGGGTTTACAATCTCTACTTTGTCCCCAAACCATCCTTTAGCTTTTAATTTTGGGGTAATTTGCTTTTTCCAAGTTTCAAATTTATCCCCATTTTTTAAAGCCTCTATTAAAGAGTTTTGAATATCTTTTAAAAGATTTAAATCATTTAGCTTTGCAATGGTAAAGACTTTATTATGTGTTTCATGCATTATTTCATCATAATCAAAGCTAGTTTGGGTTTTTTTGCTTTGTAAATATTCAATTGCCTTATTTGGCTTACCAAAAAACATTTTTAATCCCCATAGCCTAAAATACTTGAATTAGCTAAAGCTTGAAACATAAACTCTTCTAAAATATTGATAGAAATATCGCTAAACTCTTTTTGCAAGTTTTCAAAAAGCTCTTCATAAGAATTAGAATCGTTTAAAAGCTGATTAAAGGCTTGTTCTAGCTTTTCTTTAATTTGCTCATCAATGACTTTAAACTCTTTACTTTCAAGTGTTGCATCAATTTTATCCATAGGCTTTTTTTGTATAAACTTTACTTTGTTTTCAAAGACTTTTTTATCATTTTCTAAATCTTTAAAGTCTTTTTTTTCTAAAGTCTCTCTTATAAGCTCACCCTCTACATTATAAGTGCTTTTAATGTATTCTTCATCAAAGCAAAAGCCCATGTTAAAAAGTTTTAAATCCCTTTCGCAAAGCTCACTTTTTGGTTCTGCTTCGCTAAAAAACTGCACATAGAGTTCATCTTTAAAATGATTGATTTCTTTGAAAAACTTAATGGCACGATTTAAAATAAAAAGAACTATTTGTCCATCTTGGGCGGCTAAATCTTTTCTTATTTGATTATGTGACTCAGCCGCTGCTAAAGAACCCCCACTCACTTGAGAACTTAAATTAGCTCCTAAAACCACGCTTCTTATTTGATTATCTAAGTAATCTATTATTTCATTATAATTTGCCTTAGCCTTTGGCTGGATTAAATCAAGCTCTTCTTCTTTATCAATGACCGCACTATCGCCATTTAACATTTGATGAATTTCAGAAGCTAGTGCATCAGGATCGCTATCTGTTTTTGCAACTGCCCAAGGAGAACCAAATCTTTCTAAAAACTCCATCCAAAACTTTAAACTTGCATTTTTAAGCTTTACTGGAAAATAAAGCTTTGTTAATAAGGCATCGCCATTTTTAAATAAAAAATTAGAGCCAAAAAGTCCATAAATTGCTTTTTTATCTTCCACAATTTCTTCGCAACCATTGCCATTGTAAACTAACTCATCATTTTCATTAAAGCCAAAATTTCTAAAATCTCTTTGTTTTAAGATTGGATAGTAAAAACCATCTTTTAACTTGTAATTAACTTCAAATACATTAAGCCCATAAAGATAGGTTTCTAAGATTTGACTTAATAAATCAGGATTGAAAAGATACTCAAAGCTTTCTTTTATTTTTTCGTTTTCGCAAACGATTTGAAGCTCTTTTGCTAAAATCACACTCCTTCGTGATTGATGAGCTTGAGTAAAGCTTAGATCTTTAAAAATCATTTTTTGATCGTTCTCGCTGATTTTAAGCACATTTAAATAGCTTGAGTTTATAAGAGTGTTTATAAGACTATTGTTTTTTAATATCACTTCTCTTTTGGATTTGATTTCTTTTTTCATATTTTTCCTTTAAAAACGCCTTATTCTTGAAACAGAGTTAAAATGATGCTTTCTTCTTTTAATGCTACTTTTAGTTCTTGCTAATAAAAATGCTCCTGCTAAGCTATCAGGTGCATCATCATTTTTCCCTTCTGGAAATTCTAAAAGTTGATTTATAAGCATAGTTTGGCTTTTATGTAAAAAAAGCTCTTCATTTTCAAAAGCAAGGCTTAAACTCTCAATGCGTTCAAACTTGCTAACGCTATTATTTTTACCACGCAAAGGCAAAAAAACTCCACTTTCTAAGCTTTTTTCTTGTAACCATTTTTTTAAGAAAAATTGACCGCCATTAGTTTCAATTTCAATCAAGCGACATTTATAAATCTTTTGAAGATTAAAAATGGTTTTTATAATGCTTTGTGCTTTTAAGATTTTTACGATGCTTTCTGCTACATAAAAACCCTTTGCACCTTTGCCAATAATGGTAATCGCAGTAAAGTCACTTTTTGCTTTTTCTCCTGCTGGGTCAATATACATATAATACTGATTAATGGCGGGTAAATCATCATAAAAATTAATGCCATCAAGGCTAAAGATTTGATTTTCACTTCTTGGATTATTGAGTTGCTCTTTATTAAAAGCTTTTAGATTTTCAGCCCTTAACTTCATTAAATCTTCTAAGCTTTTGGCTTCTTTCCAAAGAACTTTTGCCCCTTTATCCATTAAAACTTTATTTTTTAAATAAAATTGATGAGCGGTATTAAAATCAGCATTTCTATAAAGCATGGCGTATTCATCCCATAAATCAAGCCTTTGTGGAAACTCTTCGATGGAACGGAAGACTTTAGGATTCCAAAAACCAAGCTTTAATTTTCTAGATAAAACACTATCATTATGTAAAATGGTTCCAATATAAAGCACATCTAAACTTCCATCTGCACTCCCTAAGTTTAAAACCGCTTCATCCACCCAATCTTCTAATTTATCCCTTTGATCTTTACTCCTGACATTAGTATCATTTTCTAAATCATCTAAAATAACTAAATCAGGTCTTTTAACCCCATATCTAACCCCACGAAGTCTTTTTCCACTGTCAAAGGCTTTAATCTTTACGCCATTATTGCTTACAAACTCTCCTACGCGCCAAGTCTTGCCAATTCCTACTACTTCGGGAAAATCAAGCTTTAAATGCGGATTATCTTCAAGCTCTGCTTTAATAGCTTCAAGCATTCCTTCCATAAGTTCGACCGCATCTGAAATCTCTACTATAAAGCTTTTATAATTAAAAACTAAGCACCACAAAGGAAAGAGTTGTGAAGTGTAGGTGGATTTACCATGAGCTCTTGGTGCAGCTATGGCGTGTTTTTCACCTTTGCTTTCTTTTTTAAGTGCGATTTTTGTAAAAACTTCATTTAAGTGCAAATGTAAGCCACATTCTCCTTTAATGGTAAAATAATGCGGAAAATAAGTTCTTGCAAAATAATCAAAATCCACACTCGCTCTTTTAATTCTTTCTTCTTTTAAAGTAGGATCTAAATGGCTTTCATGCAAAAATTGAGTTTTTAATTCATTTTTTAGCTCATCCATCCATTCTAAAAAGTCTTTTCTTTGCATAGCACCTTTTAGTTCATTTGGAGTGTTTTCGTGCTTTTGTTCGTTTGAGATTAAAAACTCATCGAGTTCTTCTTTGGAAAAAAGCATTAATATCCATTGCTAAAATTTCTTTTTCTATCACTCCACTTTCTAAAAGTGATACAAGTTTTGCTACGCAATCTTTATCATTTTTTAAATGACTTATGATAATTTCAACCACTTTTTTAGCAACATTTAAACGATAGCTGCTTGGATCTTCTAATCTTGCAACCTTTCTCATTTTTGAAAAGCTATCGCCTATCCTTGCAATGGCTTCAGTTTTCTTTTCTGCATTCATTTTTTCATCAGTATTTATATTTTCAATCGCACAAAACATTTGCTCGGTAAAACTTTCATATAATGAGGCACTTTCTTTATCTTTTATTTTTGAAGTTAAAAGATTAGCTTTTTGCTTATCCCAATCGCCATCTTTGGCTTTGTAATTTCTAATCGTTTTTTCATTGTGGTTTAAAATTTTTGCAATTTTAAATATATCAAAACCTGCAATATAAAGTTCTTTTGCTAAATCTTTTAAGTTGTTTTGAGACTTCGCGGATGAAGTAAATTTATCCTTACGAGCAGGAGTTTCACTCTCTGCACCCACCTGAAGGCCACACCCGACCTTTGCCATCTTAGGCTTTGTGGTGGAAGTTAAATTTTTAGCTATTTAATCTCCTTAAATCCATTCTTTTTCTTTTAATTTTAAACGCTCTAACTTTGTTTTGTGGAATAAAGTTATCTTCGTTGATTTCAGTTGGAATTTTTTTATTTGCCATTTTTAAAAGTAAATCATTAGCCCACTCTCTAATCTCTTCTAAGCTTTCTTTTGGAAAATCATTTCGGCGTTTTAATTCCATAATTGTAAGCTTTACACAGATATCTTTTAAAAGAGGAGTTGGGTTTTTAGGTATCTTTATAAAACTTGCAATATAACTTTGTGCATCATTAATAGCATCATCAATCACTTCTTTATCACAAACCCCATCAGCATTTAAATCGCTAAGCTCTGCTATGGCATGAACGCTTAATTCTTTGATTAAATCCTTTTCATCTATCATAAAAAAATGCGTTTTAGTTTCTGTGATAAGCTTTTCTTCTAAAATGTCTTGATAATTCATTTAAAAAAACCTTTTTTAATGTGGTTAAAATATGGTTAAAATCGTTTAAAATCTTTTTCTAATATCTTTTTAGCTTTAAAAGCATTTTTTGCCTTTAAAGCTAAAATTGTGCGTTTTACTCTAAAACAAGCTTAATAAGTCCATTTGGTCTGGTGCAAACTGGCATGGCTCTCATTTCACCTACAATTTCAATTCCAGCCCCACGAGGTAAAATCTCAGGCTTAGAAACAAACATTAAACTTGGTGCTTTTCCTAAAGCATCAGTATGATTTGCTCTTGTATAATAAATGCGATTAGAATTATCCTTTGGCACAACCATACCCTCAGTGCCTTTTAAAAATTCAACGCTTTTTCCATTTGTATTTTTATATTTTGCACTATAACGGCGATATTTGGTGCCATATAAAATTAAGGACTTATCTTTCTCATCCCTACTTGCAAGATGATTTTTATAAAGATCTTCGCTTAATGCCAAGTTAGAAATAGCCGCAAAAAGTTCATTTCCACAAAGCACTTCATAATCAGCACTTATTCCAAATTCATCAATAATTGCTGAATCAATCGCATCACAAATGCTGGCTAAAGTCACACTCCCATCTTTTTTAACACTAACAGCTTTCTTACTTGCGCTTCCAAAATCAAAAAGCACATTTCCTTTGCCATCTAAAATCTTGCCAAATAAAGCACCATTTGCCATATATTCAAGTGTAGTGTTAAAGCTTTCTTTCATTTCTTTAACCAAAACCCCAAGAGCTCCACTTAAGCTTTTAGCCTGAGCTTCTTGCAATGCTAAAGACCTTAAAGAATTAATCTCACTCGCACTGATTCTTTTTGCTAATGCAAAGCGTGGTAAAGGTATATTTAAAATATAAGCGTCTTTAGTATTTTCTAAAGAATGTTCCCCATTATCTGAAATGCTATTTAAAACAATTCCAGCACCTTTTATAATTTCAACCCTTACGGTGCTCTCTAAACTTGGGATTTTATCCTTAAAAAAAGTATCACTTACAAAGCGAGGTGAAGCTTTGGTTTGATTAATAACTTCAGTTATTTTTATACTTGAAAAAAGTTCCAAAAGTTGCTCTAAATCCATTTTTACTCTTTAGTATTAATAATTAAATTTTGCATAAAAGCCTTTTTAACCGCACTTACATGAACGCCTTTTAAATTGATTTCTCCTGCTAATAAAACCCCATAAACTCCAGAACTAAGAGCGTGATCTTTAAGCATTGCTAATTTAATATTTTCTTTTGCACTGATATCTTCATTTGGACATTTTTTAAAGCTTTCTCCAAAATCTTCGCTGATTAAAAGCGTTCCAATAGCTAAGCTTTCATTAGTTTCAAGATCTATTTTCGCATTAATTGAAAACAAATCTTTATTGATAAAACTTTCAAGGCTTTTTGGCATAGCAATTAAAGGATCATTGCTTAAACTTTTTGGTGTGACCTTTGATGGCATTTCTTCTCCTTCTTCATTTATAAATTCCTTAGCGGTTTCATTTTCACTCACAGCTTCTTCATTAGCTAGGTTCTCATCTTCTAAAGACAAAGCTTTAGGTAAGTCTCCAGTTTCCAAGTCTTCATTTTCTAGGTTTTGGGTTTCTTTTTTAGCTTTAGCCATTTTTAATCCCCTAACATCATTTTCACAACATCAAACTCATTAGTTTTTGCTGTGTTTTTATTTGCAAAAACATTATTTTTTGGAACTTGCACTTGATCATTCTTGGTATCTAAAAAGCTTTTAAAGCCTTCTAAATCCTTACAAGCATACATTAGCGCCCATTCTTTTTGGGAATTAGCAATTTTTCCGCTATTTAAAGCATTATCAACTAAAGAGCTTGCTAAGTTTTTAACGCTTTCTTCGTTTTGCTTTTTTAAAGCTTCATTTTGTAAAGCGAGTGAACTGTTTTCATTTTTTAAAGCTATAATCTGAGATTCTAGCTCTTTGATTTTTTCATCCATTTTCTCTCCTTTGTTTTGATGAATATTATTTTTGTTAGCAATGAGTTCGCCTAGCTCATCAATAAATGGCGTATTAGTTAGTGCGACTGAGTGAAGCTTAGCTCTTACTAGTTCTCCACTTTTATTGTCTTTTGAATTAAATTCAAACA